TGAGGATGGTTCTGTTCCTACGTCTATCTGGGAATCGAGCCCGGCCGATCTTGCGAATTACGATACGTCGATCGCTACCGAGATCGATAAGCTATTCACGATGGCTGATCTCCCCGGTCACATGCAGGTTAAGTCAACGCGCGAAGTCCCGAGTGGAGCAGCGTACGAAGCTGATGAGGGACCGTTCGTAGAAATGCTCAATGACATGCAGCGCATGTTAGGTGCATCGTGGACTGACCTCATGGAGATGTGCGACGTTGCCGACGTTAAGCCTCAATGGGAGAATCCTGCCGTGCGCAGCGACAGTGACGAAGCGACTACGGTCAAGACCTTTGTAGAGGCTGAGGTTCCCGTTCGTCTTGCATTGAAGAAGTACGCTGGCTGGACTGAGGAGGAATTGACAGAGCTGGATAACCAGCCGCTCAGTGCGAAGGAACAATCAAACCTGGCTATGGCTCAGATGATCAGTGGAGTTGGTCCCGATGCTGCAAACGCGCAAGGTGATCCGTCCGAGCAGGACAACGCTGGTTCAGGTGGAGGAAGCTCTAACTTCGGCAACGCGAACAGTGGGGGGATTCCCCCGCAACTGGCAAAGTGACAGTGACATAGTTGCGTATGTCGATACTCTTCTCGATCTATGGCTGCTCACTGATCTAGAGGAGTGGTTCGATGCCTGACGATGCCACGTTTGAGAACCTAGAGGAGTCGCTAGAGAAGCGCGCTACCGGGCCATTTAAACGTGTGTATGCGTTGCTCATCCATACCCTTGAGCAGGCGTGGCCTGGTGATGATGCGCCACCCAAAGACAAGTTCCTGGCATTGAGGCAGATCGATTTGGGCTTGTTCGATGGGTTGGCGCAACCTCTGGTAGAGATGTTGCTCGATGGCGCTGAGAGTGCGCTAGCTGAGGGGTTTGGCGCTGGGCTTGACGAAGCTAGAGACAGTGGAGTTGAGCCTAGCGTCTTTCGGACATCGATCAGTCGGGAAGTGGTGGATGCAAGTAGGTCTATGCCTGACAAGATCCATGACAAGGTGCGCCTAGCGAAGCGTGCACTGTCTAATGCGGTCACTCTCGATGAGGCAAAGATGGCTGTCTCTGTCGCGGGATCGACGATTAACACTGTGTCGATGACAGCGAGCTACGTAGCGAACCAGTCAGCCAACGATGCACGTCAACACGTAGCCGACCTAGACCCAGAGCTAGTGAGTGTGGTCGAGCCTGAGCGTGATGCGTGTGTGAAGTGTTTAAATCACGCGGGAAAGACCAACCCAGAGCGTAGGCCACCCTTCCACCCTCGCTGTAGGTGCAAGCTCAGAGTTCTAGAGATCCAGACATCGAAACCTGTTGTTGCCGCAATCAAGCGTGAAGCTGATCGATCCATCTTGAGGGGGTGGTCACGACCAGGGGAGAGTGAGAAGGTTCGATTGGATGCGGCTAAGAAGTTGCTAGCGAAGAATCCAAACATGCCGAAGTCTGTTAAGGACTACGCGCGCACTGCTATCAAACGTGGAGAGTTCCCGCGCGGTCGAGCCTTTCCGGGGGATTGATGAGCGGCTATACCGTGATACATTTGGAGCAAGTGCGAGATGCATCGACTGAGAGTGATTCTCAGCCATACGAAAGAGAGATAGACTCCGATGACTGCTCCGACAGGGACTCAGACGACCGATCCGAAGACATCGACGGACGCGACTACCGACAAAGCGGGAAGCGACAAGGTAGACGCAAAGGTCGATGGAACGGGACAGGGTACCGACGCTGACAAGAAGTCTGCCGACGATGCCGCTGGTCTAAAGAGTGCATTGCAGAAGGAGCGCAAGCGCGCTGATGAGGCTGAGCGAAAGATTCGTGAGGCTGAATTGGAGAAGCTGCCCGAACTTGAGAGATTCAAGTCGGAAGCTGAGCGTCTTGGCAAAGAGAACGAAAAGCTGACGCTGGAAAATCAGAAGATGCGGATTGGTCTTGAGCTGGGTCTCAAGTGGAGCGTTGCGAAGCGCATCACGGGGGATTCTGAGGCTGAGATGCGTTCTGACGCTGCGGATCTCCTCAAGGAGTTGCGCACGGACACGGATGATGACAAGTCTAAGTCCACGAAGGACAAAGACAAGGATGCAGCGAATCGAGCGAAGACGAACGATGGCAAGGCGAGTGGTAGTGCTGGCGCTGCTGGCATGAACGAGCTTTTCCGTCGCGCGGCTGGTCGCACGGCTCGCTAGACAGTCTTAAGGGGACTGAATAATGGCTGAAATCTCTCGCGCCGATGCACTCGCACTGATCGGTGAGCAGGACATGTCCGAGATGTGGGAGGAAGCGACAAAGTCAAGTGCGGCTATGTCTACCTTCCGCACTATCCGCATGACGAAGAAGCAGGCGAAAGTGAGGGTGCTCGATACCCTTCCGGCCGCTCCTTCTGGTGGCGCATGGGTGAACGGTGACACGGGAACTAAGCCGACGCTTGATATGAGCTGGGCTAACAAGTTCATCGTCGCTGAGGAAATCGCGGGTATCGTTCCGATCCCTGAGAACGTGCTCGATGATGCCGATATGGACATCTGGGGTGAGGTTCGCCCGCGTATCGCTGAGTACATCGGCTACCACGTGGACCTTGCCGTATTCCTCGGCATCAATGCTCCCGCGTCGTTCCCTGACAGTCTCGCTGAGGGTGCGACCGCTGCCGGTAACGTGCTCGATCTGTCCACTTACCTCGGTACGGGTACTCAGGATGACGGTGTGGACCTGGGTGGCGCGTACAACGAGCTTTTCGGTCTGGTCGAAGAGGACGGTTTCTCGACTAACCAGGTGTGGACGAAGAAGGCTCAGCGTCGACTTCTGCGCAACCTCCGTAACCTGAACGGTGACCTCATCTACTCGGATGGTCTCAAGGGTGCGGAGCAGGCTCCGAGCATCTGGGGTGTCGACATGAACTATGTCGAGAATGGAGCGTTGAACGCTGACGCTAACGTTCTCGCAATCGCTGGTGACAAGTCTAAGGCGATTCTCGGTATCCGACAGGATGTCGAATTCAAGTTCCTCGATCAGGCCACCCTGACCGATGGCAATGGCAAGGTGCTTCTGTCCCTTGCGGAGCAGGACGCGATTGCGCTTCGATTCAAGATGCGTATCGGTTTCCAGGTTGCCGACCCCATCACCTTTGAGGCTGGCGCTGGCGGTTATCCGTTCTCGGTTCTGGTCGCGTAATTCTTTGTGGAGGGTGGCCTACGGGTCACCCCCACATTGGTTGTAAGTTCTCCGGTTTGAGAGAGGAATCGAAATGCCTAACTTTTCCAAGCGCGTGCGTCTGACTGGTGTCTTCTACTGGGAGAAGGTCAACGCAATCGCCACGACGAATGTCACGGTCGCATCGATGGATGCCGGACAGACTGTGGACGGTGTTGTTCTCACTGCTGGGATGAAGGTTGCGCTGACCAACCAGACTACCGGCGCTGAGGATGGCGTATACGACATTAAGGCTGACGGTACCCCGCCCGTTCGTAGCAAGGGATGGGAAGCGGGAACGTCTGTTGTGGGCTATGCCGTGCGCGCGACTGCTGGCACTGCCAACAAGAACAAGGTTTTCGCTGTCTACGCCGAACCGGCCGTAGCTGGCACCAATGACATGCAGTTCATCGAGACGGATCGGATCTAATCATGGCTATTCGTACCGAAGGCACTCGGAAGAAGGCTACGAAGTTTGTCGATCTCGTCTCTCCGAACGGGACTGAGGTCACGGTGAGCGAGGAGCGTGCGGCTGCTCTCATGGCGCGCATTCCCGTTCAGCGTGGGGACGGAACGTGGCATCAGTACGCCGCTGCTGGTGAGTCCACTCAGGTCGATCGGAGCAAGGCTAACGCTGCTCTGGTCGCATCGCTCAAGGGCAATGCTGCCGGAAAGGACGCTGAGTAATGGCGCGTGGTCCCATTGCGGTTGTCGTCAGTACGCGTGGCGGGACTCCACTCCCGACCCCCACGACTGGCGATGCCACCAATAACCACTACGTGACGAAC